ATGAACCCCACACTCAAGCTCACCGAAGAAGTCGCAGCAGATATCCGCGCGCGCGTCAAAGCTCTCGACTTTGGGGCAATGGAGAAAATCCGCAAGGCAAAGGAAGACAACGGGACATTCGATGTCATCGTATCGACCGAGGACATCGACCGCTCCGGCGAAGTCGTCAAGCAGAATGGCTGGGAGCTCACCAACTACAAGAACAATCCGATCGTTCTTTGGGGCCATGACTACTACTCACTCCCGATCGGTGTCTGTCTGGAGACCTACATCACCGAAAAGAATGGCGTACCGGCGCTTGGCGCAAAGGGTGTATTCCTTTCGGCCGAAATCAACCCCTTCGCCCAGCAAGTCCGCAAACTGTATGAGTTCGGTATCGGCAAGGGTGCCGGAGTGGGATGCACCACATCGGTCGGCTTTATCCCCAAAGAGTTCGACGAAACGCAACGCAATGTCATCACCAAGGCCGAATTGCTTGAGTTCTCATTTGTCCCCGTCCCTGCCAACCAAGGAGTCGGACCGGCCGAAGGCCGCGCACTGACATTCGCCGAAGCGCGCGAGCTCGGACTCGATGTTGCTATTATGCGCACCAAAGGCCTTATTTTCGACGAGACCGCCCCAGAAGATAAAACCATAAAGGAAGCGCAGGCAGGCGACGAGTGCCAGATGGATGACGGCACCGCCGGCACACTCGCGACCGATCCGAAAGACCCCGACGGTGCGCTTGTCTGCACGCCAAAAGAAGACAAGACGCTCAAGGACGAGCACGGCTCGCAAAAGAAGCTCCTCAAAGCGATCGGCGACGAGCACGGACGCCACACCGACGAAGTGGAAAAGTGCTTTGACGCCTTTCATAAGGCAGTCGTCGAAGACCAGGGCGACCCGGTAGACGCCGACGAGCCAAACGCAAAAGGCAAACGTCCCTCCACCACCGATGTCATGCGCGAGCACCTCAAAGAGCTCCGTTCATCGATTGCCGACGAACATACCATGCACCGCGCGAAGTCCGTCGCGTGTTTCCGTGGCTTCGATCCGTCCGAAGACAAAGCATTTAATAAAAAGCCCCACCTCAAGGCGCTCCGCGATGAGCACGACGAGTACGAGACCAAATGCAACAAGGCGCTCGACGAGTTCGAGGAGAAGTGCACCAAGAGCGTCCAGGGCGAGCCCGGCGAGACCGATGACCACACCGACTGGGTCACAGGCGTGATGGAGACCCACCAGCGCGCACACAAGAAGGCCGTCGCTAAGATCGCAAAGGCCATGTGCAAGGAAGCATTCGGCGAAGAAGATCAGGCCGACGAAAAGACACTCGAAATCCTCAAGGAATACCTCGCGCCGCATGTTGACGCGCAATTGCTTCCCGCCGTTGCCGCCAAAATCGGTTCGAAGTTATCAGCCGAGACCAAAAAGAAGATTGGTGAGGCACATGAACATTTGAAAGCTGCTAAAGCCGTTCTCGAAGCTCTCCACGGAGGCCTCGCCGACGGCAATGAGGAAGAAAGCCGCAGCGACGAGGGTAAAAACCTCGACGATGGCTCTCATGAACCGAGGTCGAAACCCCGTTCAACCTCTCGCTCTGACGATGCGCTCAAAGCGCACCTACAGGCACGCGAGATCGTGGGCGGCATTGAGGCTGTGGCGCGCGAAGCGCTCGGACGACTTAATGCCGACATTCGCACCCACGGCAAAAAATAATTCTTTCATTCCTATACGGAAACTAAAGAATTCGCTGAAATCAAAGCGATGCACATCACCGCTTTCGATGAAGTGATGAAGGAAAAGCTCATACCGATCATCGGAGAGCAAACTGCCTTCCAAGTGAAGCAAATCGTCGAAAAGTTGCAGTTGCAACGTGCCACTGTAGGCCACGACATAACCGGCTTGTCTGAAAAGATGAAGAAGGATTTTGTCTCTGTCGCACAGGCTGCCGTCAAGGGGCCGTCCTTTAACATCGACACCAAGGCCAACGAGGCTTTGATCGAAGAACAGGACAACCGCGGAGGTTACTTGGTCTCCCGCGAAATCGCCGATGCCATCATGCGCATCGCCGCTTCCGTGGGTACGATCATGAACCAAGCGGCAAAGTGGGAGATGACCACCGACGAGCTTGGAGTGCCAAACTACACCGGATCGTTCCTCACAGGAGCGTACCTCGGCGTAGACGCTCCAGGCCCCGTTACTGGCGTCACCTTCGGCCAGGCCAACCTCATCATCAAGAAGTGGCAACTCGCGTTCGTAGTCGGCAACGACCTCCTCTCGGAGGCCAATGTCAATGTCGCAGACTGGCTTCTCGCCCTCGGCGGGGAGGCGCTTGCGAACATGATCGACTACCAGGGCTTTGTTGGCGGTGCCAATTCGGGCGATCCGTTCCTTGGCATCCTCAACTATCCTTCGACGACGACCATCGACCCTACGGGTCAAAAAGTCTCGTCATACGTGCTTCCGACAGGTTCGACCACCTTCGCCAAGTATGCCGTCATGGACGACAGCTCGGTGATGATCGGCGACTTGGAAGAGTCGATCCTCGATGGCGCTGCGTTCTACATGAACCGCACCGTTTGGGCGAAGCTCCGCACGCAGAAGGATACGGCCGGCAACTACATCTTGCCTTACGCAGGATGGGCGAAGCCCGAACCCGCTATGGAAAACCACCCGGGCGGTGGACCGATCAAACCCGCAGGAGAAATCCTCGGCTATCCGGTCTACACGAACCGATGGCTCCCAGCGGTCGGCGCTTCGAGTGTCAACGGCTTTTCGGATGCGGCGAGCAACCCGTTCGTTGTCTTCGGCAACATGCGAGCATTCGCATTCGGAGATAAAGGCGAGATGCGCGTCGGACAGTTCGAGTCGGGCAGCTTTGGCGGCAAGGAAATCGCACTGGCAGACCAGCGCGGCCTTGTCTACAAACACCGTCACGCTCTGGCGTTGACGCTTCCTCGTGCATTCGTAGTCGGCAAGACTGCCGCTTCCTAACCGGCTCGCTGACCGGGTGGGCGCGTGAATCTTCCTCGCGCCCACAATCAGCCTCTTAGTAGGTAACATTTTTTCGCTTATGTCCGACGACACAAACGTCGACGCTGGCAGCGAAACCTCCGGCGAACAGGCCACTGATACGACCGCATCCGAGCAATCGGGCACTGCGGAGACGACGGCGACCGATACGTCTGCAACTGATACGGCGCAAGCCGACGCAGGTGCAAGCGGCGCGGACGCGGGAGGTGCTGCCAACGAGACAGAAGGAACTGCAACCGACGTCGATCAGAGCCGTACAGGCTTTGCCGACAAGGGATTGCACGCAGGAGACGAATGTACTTGCCCCGATGGGCGCAAAGGCACCGTCCATTCCTTCGATGCAGGTTTAATCTGCATTCCGAACCAGGGTAATTAGGCCAGGCGGAGAACCCCCGCAAGCTGCCGGATCGACGGCGGCGTGGCACAAAATAATCGATGGAAATTTATGCGTTTAAATCCATACGATAACGTGATGCTGACACCCATCGTGGCATCCTCGGTCTGCGTTCAATCGCTTACCGGCAGTTCGGCGGTCAACCAAGATTCGCTGGACACGGCTATAACGTTTCCTGCCGAATCGATCATGATCCACGTGCGCGCGGAGATTGCCTCTGGCACTCCGACCACGGCGACAGTCGCATGGGCTCTTCAGGAGTCCGTCGACGGATCGACTGATTGGGAAGCGGCGCTCGATAACACGGGCACTGCGATCGGCGCCACGCTGACCGTCAAGACTGTCGCAGTCGACAGCTACGCTCGCGTAGAGGGCATCAACCTCGCGGCGACCGACATCGACACGAACCCGGGCGGTGGACGTATGCGCTACCTGCGCGTCGTGTACACCCCGACGTTCACAGGCGGCTCGTCTCCGGCGATCCTCGTGAGCGGCGAGTACATTGGTACTCCGGCAAGCGGGCAGAATTTGCCGGTCAGGTCAACCGTAAGCAACACATAACGTTGCATCCTCGCTTTGCTCCCCATGCGCACGCGGGGAGCAGCGACGAGGACACAACCTCGATTTATGGCGGAGCAAATCTCACCCTTGGCTTTAACGACCTTGGCGCGCGTCAAGGATATTTTGTTTGATCCATCCCAAGTCATTCAAGTAACCGG